AATGACATCTTCCAGATCATCGACGGTATCGCGCAGCATCTGCTCGATCATCGAAGCCGCCTTCTTCTCGGCGCGGTTGGCGTCGGCCGGCGGCTCGATATGCCAGTCGAGGGTCAGCGGCGCGCCGGTGCGCTTGTCGAACTCGCAGCGCAGGTGGGCGTCGCGGTCGATCATGTCGTCGAACAACTGATGCTGGGCGAGGATGTCGCCCTGATCGGCGGCGCGCAGGATGCGCGCGGCGCGGGCCGGGGTGAGGCCATCCAGTTGCGAATCGACCACGCGCTGCGCCAGCAGGGCGATGCGGGCGGTCTGCGGCTCCTCGAGGCTCGCGGTATTCATGGGGTTGCCGAATTGATCGACGATTTTCATGAGGCGCCCTCAAAACATGTGGCGGCTGATGTCGCCAAGATCGTTGAAGCCGTCATCGGCGGGACGGCGCGGCACGGACTCGAACCCCGTACACACCGGCCCCCTGCCGTTACCGGCGGCGTTGAGCGCCAAAAAACAGGCCCAGGCGCGGTCGGCGTGGCCGTTGGCGTCGGCCTCGGCGACAAAGCGCGGCGCGCCGGTCGGGCTGGTGACTTTTTGCAGCTTGTGCAAATCGGAGCGCAGGGCGGCGTCGCCCAGCGGAATGCGGATCGTCCGATCCTCGAAGGCTTCGCGCCCCAGCGTGGCCAGCGTCAGCTTGTTGGGGCCGGTGAACAGCACGCCCTCGACGCGGGTCGAGCCGTGCCGCCGCCGGGCATCTTCCACCGGCTTCTCGCCCATGCCGGTCTGATCCATGCCGCAGCGCAGCACGCGGTAGCGCGTGAATACCTCGTCGAGCAGCGCATCCTGCTCGGCGAAGCTGGCCCGCCGGCGCGTGATGATTTCGCGCGTCCATAGCACGTCGCCCACCGACTCCAGCACCCAGATCACGAACAGGTCATTCCTCGCGGCAATGTCCACGCCCACGAAGCAGGGGCCGCCCTGGTAATGCCGTGGTTCGCCTGCGGCATCGTTCTCGCAGGCGTCGATCAGATCGAACGACAGCCAGGCGCTGGCCTCGTCCAGCCACTTCAATTCGTATTCCTGCGCCCAGGCGTCGGCATCGTTGATGCCCCGGCGCAATTCCTCGATATCGCGCGGCAGGCCGTCGGCCACCGCCTGGTGGATATCGACGACATGGCGCGACCAGACGCCCGCCCTCTCTCCCGGCCGCTCTCCCAGCGGGAGAGAGGAGGGATTTGCCTCCCCTCTCCCATTCATGGGAGAGGGGTCGGGGGTGAGGGCTGGCAAGGTCATCAGCTCGTAAAACTTGTTGCCCTTGCCGTTCGGCGTGCTGACCACGCGCAGCTTGTGGCCGGCGGAAATGACCGGGAACAGCGCCGTCCAGATCTTGCGGCTGTCGGCGTGGAAGGCAAATTCATCGAGAAACACATTGGCCGAAAAGCCGCGCGCCGTGTCCGGGTTGGCGGGCAGCGCCGTGATGCGCGAGCCGCCGGGGAGCGTCACTTCGAGCGCCTTGGTGGCCGTATCCCACGGCGCTTCAAGCACCTTTGCGGCCACCTGCACGGCGGCCAGATGGCGCTTGACGCCTTCTTCCATCGCCTCGCGCGCCTGGCGCTCGCCGCGCGAGAGGATGACCCAGCGCGAGCGCCGCCCTTCGGCTTCGGCCTTCAGGCAATCGAGCACGATCTCCAGCGTCGTGGTGAAGGTTTTGCCCGTCTGCCGGGCGAACATGCCGATCTTGAAGCGGGCCTCGTCGGCCAGCCAGCGTTGCTGATAGGGGTAGAGCGTCAGGGCGGGTTTCATAGCAGGCCGTAGACATCCTTGCTGATGCGCTGCACCGTCGCCAGATCGAGGCCGGACTGACCGGCGCGGGCTTCCGATTCCAGTTCCGAGAGGCGGGCTTTGAGCTTCTCCTGCAAATCCAGGCGATGCCGCTTCTGATTGACGCTGGCGCGGGCCAGCGTGGCGATATTTTTGGCGGCCCGGCTCATCATGTCGAGGCGCTCGACCGGGGTGATGTTCGGGTCTTCGGATTCCTGAATGGCGAAAATCGACTCGAACATTTCGCTCTGCACCATGGCAATCACCGCCTCGGAGCGCGAATCCTGTGCGTCATCGGCCGCCTCGACCAGCAGCCGCGCCGCCTCGGTGCTGGCCTTGATGGCGGCGAAGCGCCGCTCGATCTTCTGGCCGTAGCGGTGAATGGCGCTCTTGCTGATGGCGTAGCCGCGCTCGCGCAACATCTCTTCGAGCGCCTGGTAGCCGCTGAAACGGCTATCGGCCAGCGCCCGCTCCAGCCAGCGCCGCACCTCGTCGGGCAGCCCGTCGATGCGGGATCGGCGGGCCATCATGCCACCTGCCGGGCCGCCCCAAGGGTGGCATGCGCCCCCTTGGGGGGCAGTGAAGTGGCGCAGCCACGAACGTGGGGGCCGTTCATCACTCGTTCCAGTACTTTTCGGGGCGAGCGATGCCCGGATCGCAGACCACCGTGTACTCGGCCACATCGACCCCATGCCGCGAGAGATCGGCGAACCAGACGCCCGACGGGTCCTTGGTCAGATCGACCAGCTCGCGGTCGGCCAGGTAGTCCAGCTCCCGCCGCACTTCCAGCGCCGTGGCATCGGGGTAGATGGCGCGCATCACGCCGAGCATGAACTGCTCGCTGGCGGTATGCGGGCGGGCCTTGTTCAGTGTGTTGATGAGATTCCAGCGCATGCCTTCGCGCCGCACCTTGGCGTGGTCAACCATGATTCATTCCTTTCAGTTGTACCGTTTCCAGCTTGTTGTACAGCGCGTCCAGCTTGGCCTCGATGACGCTCTGCCCGCGCACGTAGTCCTCCCGGCGCACGTATTCGAGCGGCAGCGTCGCCTGCATCTTCAGCGCCGCGCGTTCCAGGTCGATCAACTCGCTCGCCAGGCGATCCGACAGCGCCGTGTAGCGGTCGAGTTGTTCACGCAGCGCGCTGCCCGCCGCCTGCCGCGCCGCCTCTTGCGCCGCGAATTTCTCATCCAGGCGCTGATCCGATCGCCGGCCAAAAATCTTGGCGCCCGCGAAAACGCAGCCGAGAAAGCTGATGAACAGGCCGACCAGGAACTCGATCATGGCCCAGGTTTCAATTTGCAATACGCCCATACTCATCGCTCAACCCTCTGCCCGTTCGTCAAAAAAAACGGCCTGCCGCCATGGCGCGCTCCAGTTCCGCCTGACACTCCACACAGGTCTGCACCCCCGGCAACGCCCGGCGGCGCTCGGCGGGGATACGCTCGGCACAAACGGCGCACCGCCTGGCCGATGTTTCACCTCGCCCGGCAGCCGCCCGCCGCGCCTGCGCCGCAAGCGCATCGGCCCGCATCTCCTCCTCGCGCACCCCGGCGCGATCAGCCTCGTCACTCACTGCCGTGGACTCCACAAATACATCGATAACGCCAGAGCCAGTACCTCGAGGGCGAGGAGGCCAAAAATAAACAAGAAAATCATGGCGACTTCCCTGTATGCCAGTCGATGAGGGCGTCGAGCCGGTCTCGACAGGCGTCGTACTGTCCCTTGGCCCCGCTGATCCAGAGCGCGACATCGGTATCGGAGGCAGCGGCCCCATCTTCTGCAACAGCCCCGCCGGCGGGCGCGGGCACAGGGTCGGCAGCGGGGCCGGCGGCAGCGGGGTCGTTGAGCAGGCGCACAAGGCCAGCATCGAGGCAAGGGCGGCCAGTCGACAGTTTTTTGATTTCACGGGCATGGATCTCCAGCGCGGTTTTACGGATGGCCTCGGCTTCCGCCAGGCGGCTTTCCAGCGCATCGCCGCGCTTGCGGGCGGCATCGAGCCGGAACAAGGCATCGTTCAAGGCCAGGCCCTGCTGTTTCTGCTGCTCGGCCTGGATTCGGCCAATCTCCAGATCCTTCCTCCAGCCATTCACCGTCCAGCCCGCCGCGAACAGCAGCCCGGCCAGCGCCACCACCAGCGCCACATCCAGCAGGGCGGCTCTCGACCCGCCGATCATGGCGTCTCCCCCAGGCAGCGCCGAAACTCTGCCTGCCGCCGGGTGGCCAGCCCGGCGCAACCCGAACCCGGTAGCGCGCAGTCCCGGCCTTGAAAGAAGCGCCAACGCAAAATCTCGGCGCAGGCCCCGGCGTAGTCCAGGGCATTCAGCTTCTTCACCAGCGTCGAGCCGCAAAAGGCCGCCGGCCCGATGTTGTAAGCCAGGCTCACATAAGCGTCATACTCGTGCTGCGCGAGCGGCGCCGTCACGCACTGCCGCAACGTCCCCTCGAAACGCTGCACATCGGCGAGCGCGCGCGAGAGCGCCTCTGGCGGCGTCGTCTGGTCGCCCGGCTGCACCGGGCTGCCATCCAGGCGCGTCGTCGAACCGAAGCCGATGGTCGGCTTGTCGCCGGGGAGCGGCGGCGCGGCCCGGCCGGTATAGCCCTCGGTCAGCACGATGCCGACCAGGGCGGCCGCCGAGAGCGACAGCGACACCGGCAGCCAGCGCGGTTGAACGCTCATGGCGCCATCTCCCCCGGCGCGAAGCGCGGCGGCTGCTGCCAGCAGGTCGTGAAGTCGCCCCGGAAGAAGCGGGCGCGAGAGAGCGCCTCATCCGTCGCGTGGCAATAGCCGAAGCCGGCCATCACGCTACGCTGATTGGCGCGCTCCGAGGAAAAGAAGTGGCGGCAGTCGCCGCAGGTCATCGCCCCTTCTCCCCGCTCGCGGGGAGAAGCCCGGGATGAGGGGCCGGCATTCGACGGGGTGGTCATGCCCGCAGTGTCGCGCTCGCGTGGGCGCGGCGTCTTGTGAACGCGTTCACAAGATGGCGTGGGCAGGCCGGGGAGCGGGGTGGTTTCCATGCCCGCAGTGTCGCGCGCGGGCAGGGGGAGCTTCCATTAACCGGGGTTAAGGATGGGAGGGCGGTTAGCTGGTGTTGGGCATTGCTGCGCTCAGTAGGGCCGTAGGATGGGTAGAGCAAAGCGAAACCCATCGCCACGCGGGCGTGGGGTGGAGGATTGATGGGTTTCGCTACGCTCTACCCATCCTACGCTGGCTGTTTTCTACGCTTGCTGCCGGGAGACATAGGCTGGCTTGGTCACCAACGAAATTCTGGCCACTCGGAAAAATCCACTAGATCTCGAGGTTGAGCGTTTTGCTTTGCTGCCTCCTCTGCCATAAACCGTTCAAAATCTAGGTACTTTGGCGAAAATGGCGAGATGTCATCCAGAATCGACGGAAGGCGACGGAACCTAGCCTTACCATCCTTAGCCCCAACACTCGTCACTTAACAACCATTTTGAGGTATCCTGTCCACTTTTCCCGACAGGAGAACCGTACATGGCCCGAACGCTTGCAGCCCTTGGG